GTGGTGGACTTGCTCCTCTTGGTGGTTCTGGTGGAGCTAACGTTGTTGGAACTCTTGAGCACTTGAGCAAAGCAGACCGTGACGATCTTTACAATGTTAACATTAACCCAATCGCTCGATTCCCTGCAACTGGTGACACCGTTATCTTTGGCCAAAAGACTCTTCAACCAACCGACACTGCTCTCGATCGCATCAACGTTCGTAGAATGATGATCTACTTGAAGAAGCGCATCGGTGGAATCGCAGACCAATTCTTGTTCGAGCAAGGTGTTAAGGCAACTTATGACCGCTTTAAAGCGACCATTGAGCCAATCCTCTCAGAAGTTCGTTCACAATATGGTATCACAGAATACAAAGTGGTTCTTGATGAATCCACAACAACTCCAGACTTGCAAGATCGCAACATCATGTATGCAAAGGTCTTCGTGAAGCCTGCGAAAGCAATCGAATACGTCGTTATCGACTTTGTCGTAACCCAAACTGGCGTTGAATTTTAATTGACACTAATTACAAATAAATAGGAGAATCTTAATCATGTCATTTTGGACCAATAACACAACAGAGCCTAAAAGAAATTTTAGATGGCGCGTAACAATGTCAAACCTAACACAAAACTACGGTGTTGGTTCGGCAGCTGTTTGGTGGGCAAAAACGGTTGACACCCCAAGCTACACAGTTACAGATGTTACTCACTCTTTCTTTGATAACGAATATAAGTTTCCGGGACGCGTTCAGTGGCAAGATGTCAACATGACCCTTGTTGATCCAATTTCTCCAAACGCTGTTCAGATGACGAATCAAATTATCCTAGATTCTGGTTACTCGATCAAAGGTTTGCAAGAGTTCGACGGATCAGTTACAAGACCTGGAACCTTCGGTCCGACATCGATTACAAAATCTGGTGCAAATGCAGCTGTTGGTTCAGTTGTAATTGACATCTTTTCTGGTGACGGAAATGTGGTTGAATCTTGGACTATGAATAATCCATTCATCACATCTGTAAAGTTCTCAACTCTTGATTACACAAATGACGATATGAGAACAATCGACTTGGTTTGGAAATACGATTGGGCATCTTGCACTAATGCTTTGAGCAACAATGGTCAAACTAACCAATTCCCGGCACCGGGAAGTAGCCCGAACTAAGGAGGCTTAAATGTCCTTTTGGACCAATAATAGCCTTGAACCAAAAAGAGCTTTCCGCTTTCGTCTAGGATCCACCAATGGGTTGGAACTTGGCGATACCGGAAAGTCTCCTTATTGGTGGAGCGCAAAGAAAGTCGATAAACCTTCTTTCAGTGTCAACTCAAACAAGTATCGATTGATAAATCACGAGATCAACGTTCCCGGCATCATTTCATGGAATCCAATCAACATTGAGATCGTTGATGTTGGAAAGACCGTCACAGACTTATTAAGCCAACTCAGCGCTTTTGGCTACAATCCACAAGAGCTCAGCAAAGACACGGGCTTAGCAAAGGGAAATGGCCTTAGCGAGATTGGAAACATCCGCATTGAACAAATCGGCAAGGAAGGAAAGGTTATTGAAACATGGAAGCTCGAAGGAGCTTTTATCTCAGAGATAAGATTCGGAAACCTCGACTATTCATCGGATGACCTTGTAACTTTAAATCTGACAGTTACTTACGATTATGCTTACCTAGACTAATGGAGGTTAAATGAGCAGAAACTCAGATAGGCTTGGAATGAACAACCAACCAGAAACCGGTGAAGCACCACCTCAAATGTTCAACCCATTGAGCTTTACAGCTCCAACAGAATTCGTTGACTTGCCATCAAAAGGAGTTGGATATCCAAAAGATCATCCGCTTCACGGCAGAGAGTCAATTGAGATTAGATACATGACAGCAAAAGACGAAGACACCTTGTCAAACCAATCCTTGATCAAGAAAGGAGTTGCTCTTGAGAGGTTGCTTGAAAACATCATCATAGAGTCCGAAATCGACCCATTAACGCTTCTTATTGCCGACCGTAATGCAATCCTTATCAAAGCTCGTGGAACGGCTTATGGCTATGATTATGAGGCTCGTGTGAAGTGTCCAAAGTGCGAGACAAATAACACAATGATGTTTGATCTTCGAAACCCAAGAGTAACAGGTGGAATCCAACCTGATCAAGACATTGTTAAGATTGCTGATGACGGAGTGTTCACCACAAAGCTTCCATTCTCTCAATTCAACATCAACTTTCGCCTCGCAAATGGAATCGAAGAATCAAAGATCGCTCAAGTACTTATCAACGATAAGAAAGAGTTCTCGATCTCGGAACAATACAAAGAAATGATTCTTTCAATTGAAGGGCATTCAGGTAAAGACATCATCAACCAATTTGTTGATAACATGCCGATGGCCGACTCTGTTCACTTCAAGATGTGCCTTAAGCATGCAACGCCGTCGGTTGATATCTCCGAGACTCTAACATGCAAAAATTGTTCCCACGAACAGGAGGTTCAGGTTCCATTCGGGACCGACTTTGTTTGGCCTAACACCTAAAGCAATGGAAGGCATCTATGAAGGATTCTTTATTCTGAAACATTTCGGAGGATGGTCCTTCACAGAGATCCACTCATTGCCGATTGGTTTGAGGACTTGGTTTATCGAAAGGCTGAAGAAGCAGTTCGAAGACGAAGCAAAAGAAATGAAGAAAGCCCAGAAGCGATAAACGCGCTCTGGGTTTTATTGCATGAACTATTTAGTTCATAACACGAGGGGTTGCATATGGCAGACGGAAAAGAAGAGGGAACCGGCAAAAAGGAAGAAGTTAAGGACCAAGAGACTCTTAACAACCTTACAAACGAAGAAGTTTTGGCTTTAGATAAAAAAGTAAAGGCCATTAAAGAACTTCGTGGCTTGACCGAAGACATTATGGAAATGTCCAAGGTTAGATTAGAGCACGAAAAGGCAATGGCAGAGCTCCTTAGAGACACTGCTGATCTTATTGGCGATAGGAAAGAGCAGAATCAACAGTCCTTGAACCTCTTAAAACTTCAAGCAACAGAGATGCTTAAGCAAAAAGCGCAAACTGATGAGCAAAGGAAAGAATATGCCAAAGCTATCGAAGAAATTATAAAATATGGCGATACTCAAAAACTAGCGCATGTGGAATTAGATGAGGCCCAAGAATCGATTTTAAAAAATCTCGAAAAAGAAGCTTCCATCAAAAGAGGAAACGAGCTTTTAGATAAAGGTTCTCTAAAAGTTGCCGACAAACTCGTTGAGAGCATTGGAATTCGAGCAAAATATAAAGATTCTTTATTTGCTAGCTCCGCTAAGCTATTGAAGAATCTTAATGCCGAAGGACAAGCAGGAATTGATGCCAGAAACGCAATGAAAGAGTATGTCTTAGAAGCGATCAGTCTCAAAAACATCGCTCTCAATGTCTTCAATGCAATTAAAGACAACTCAATCGAATTGTTTGGAGCCTTCGATAAAGCTCAAGCATCCCTTGCTGCTGCAACCGGTCAAGGAGACAAGTTCAGAGGAACTCTCTATGAAGTTGGTCGTGAAGGAAACCTATTTGGAGTTTCAATGGACGATGCTGGAAAGGCAATCGGGACGATGGTTGATCAAACATCAAACTTCACATCGATGTCAAAAGCAACTCAAGCAAGTCTCGCATTGAATGTCGCAAAAATGGAGAAACTTGGAGTTGCAACCTCGGATTCTGCTCAAATCTTCCAAAACTTCAACCAAGCCCTTGGAATGACCGCAGATGAATCCATGAGAATGCAAACCGAACTTGCAATGGCTGGAGTCTCAATCGGCGTTAATGCTGCGAAGATGACGAAAGACTTTAACTCATCTCTTTCAACCTTGATGGTTTATGGCCGAGAGTCCGTTGACGTGTTCAAAGGAATCGCAGCAGCTGCCAAGGCTGCTGGTGTCGAGACCTCGACTCTTTTAAGCATTGCCTCCAAATTTGACACATTCGCTGGCGCAGCCGAAGGTGCCGGTAAGCTAAATGCACTTCTTGGAACTCAATTATCGACAACCGAGATGCTTATGGCAACGGAAGATGAACGCATCAGAATGCTCGTCGAGTCCGTTCAGTCGCAAGGCGTTGCATTCCAAGACTTGGATCGCTTCACTCAGAAAGCAATTGCAAATTCCGTGGGCATCACTGATATGGCGGAAGCTAATCGAATCTTTGGAATGTCTCTTGAGGCATATGACGAGAACGAAAGAAAATTAAACGCCTCGGCTGATGCTCAAAAGAAGCTTGATGATGCCGTTGCAAAAACCGTGCCAGTTATGGATCAATTCAAGAAACTTGGGGCAGAACTTGTGGTTGCTCTCGAGCCTCTTTTGGAAACTTTGGAGGCCGGTGCAAAATGGCTTACAGAATGGTTCAAAGGTAAATCAACAGAACAAAAAGAACAGATAGCATTTTGGGTTTCGTTGGGAGCTGCAATTATTCTTCTTGGACCTATTCTAAAAGCAGTGGTTGGATCATTTTCAATCTTGGGTGGTCCACTATTGGGTATTATCTCAGGGGGCATCAAGGCGTTGGGACTTTCTTCAAGTACTTCGGCACCGCAAGTTGCGTCCCTAACAGCTACCATGTCTGGTCTCGCTGGTTCTCTTGGGGCTGTAGCTCTAGAAATCATTGGTATTGGCCTTGTCGCGGCAGGGTTGGTGGCAGCATTTTCTCTCGTGGGATACGGTTGGGCTGAGGTAGGTAATTCGATTGCCAGAGTTATTGATTCGGTTGGTGGGTTTTTTGCAGGTCTTGTTGATTCCGTCATGTCAGGTGCTGCAAGAATTGCTGAAGCTGTTGGATCAATGTTCGGGACTAGTGAAATCGATTTGCAATTAGAAGAATTAGCAACAAGAAGCCTTGAGGCAATGGCTTCGATTGTAACATCTTTTGGATCCGGTGACTTTGTGCTCGAGGGAATAAGAAAGATGGCCGAAGAAGTCAATAAGATGGGTCAAGACATAAAAGTAAGCTCAACAATTGAGAACTTGGCCCTAATTACAGCAGGTCAAGCAACAAGTATGACAGGAGAACGCATCTCCGCAAGTACAACGAGCGTAACAGCTAATGTCCAAAATTTCTTCGATAACATGACAATGACAGTTAAAATCGGAGAAAGAGAATTCGAAGGCTATGTTGCAGAGATTGCCAATTTTTAAAAAGAGGTTTTAAAATGAGTTTCAAAACAAGTTATGTTTCAAATAAGTCAGCTGAGATTTTTATCAGATCTGCTCAAAATCCAAGTGAAGTTGTAGTCTTCCCAGCGTTCGTAACATCTTTTACTAACTCTTTTTCATCACAATGGAACGAAGAGCAAGTCTATGGTAGAATTGATCCAATTGGAACTTTTCAAGGAACAAAAAGAAGCATAAGCTTAGGTTTTGATATAGTTTCCTATGACGCGGATGAGGCAAGAGGAAACATGAAAAGTATTAATATAATGACTCAAATGCTTTACCCCTCTTACGCCGAGGTTCAACAAGAGCTTAGTGGAGGCGTCAATAGAAACGCACTTATCTTATCGAAAGCTCCTTTGGTTGAGATTAAGTTTGCAAACTTGATAAAAGATTTCGGCTCTGAAAATGGCTGGCTTCTTGGATGGATCGGGACGTGGTCTGCCAACCCTGTTTTAGAGATGGGAATGTTCACTCCTAACCAAACGGAGCTATTACCGAAAGTTTACAATGCCTCTTTGGATTTTACCCCTCAACACAGAGGTGATCTGAAATTCAACTCAACTGAAAAAAACAAAGCAAAATTTCCATATGACGGAGGCTAATGATGTCGAGATACAATAAAAGAACAAAGGGCGTTAATCGCAATGAACAATGGGAAAAAACACTCGAAGATCGAGGAGTTAAAGAAATTGAACAATACACAACTCCGAGATTCAAGAAATTAACCGAGGACGATCTTGCCCGTGTAAGAACACGCGACTACATCTGGAAAAGTGGCGATAGGCTTTGGAGAATAGCTGCTAGGGAGCTCGGAGACGCAAAGCTATGGTGGCTCATAGCTAAGCTTAACAACAAGCCTACAGACGCATTATTCAACGCAGGAGACATTGTGAAAATACCATTGAACTTAGGAATAGCACTTGAGGTGTTGGGATGAGTGAATTCTTAGAAAAAGATCATTACGAAATCCAAAACATAGCGGCACTGTTTGCTGATAACACGGATTTCAATCCAGTCGAAAGTGTTTTATTCGCATCGACGGAACTTTTTAATTACGCAGTTGGCAATGAACCAACTAAAGTGTCGACCCTTCAAGGCTCTGGTCTTATCCAGGGTTACGCATTTGGCTTGGCTCTTGGAATCTATGTCATAACAGAAGAAAATGTTGAAAAATTACATGTTGATATTAATGATTGGATTAATGAAAGAGTTGGTCTTGGAGTTTTCGATGACGAAGATCCATTCAGCGTCTATAAGAATTATACACCCGCCCAAAAGAAAAAAATGATCGAATCTTCCGATGATTCTATTTTAAGAATTTTCATGAATCAGGGACACATCTGGTCAACTAGAGAAGTTGAGATTGGATTAGGACTGAGTGTCACGGAGCTTTATCCCAAGAGACTAATCTTTAAGGACATGAGTGAAAACTTCATTATACCATTCACAGAACATGTGGTAAGAATGAGTCAAACCGATGCTTTAGACAGAGCTACGACGAAACTTATTGGACAATTTGTTAGGGAAAATGTAACATTCAAAGAATATCAAAGATCGATCTCAAAGCATATTACCGAAAATATCAGAAAAGCAGCAAGAGGTGCTGGTACTTCGATTGAAGGGTTGACCCGCATTTCCCTCGTGCTTGATAAAGCAGACGTTGATTATTACATAGGACTGACTCTTGGCGATGATGGTTATTATACTCTATCTGATAAAATTTATAGTGGCGAACAAACCAAAGTTCCCAAGGATGCACTATCGGATGATGAAGCAAGATCTTTTAAAACCCCTGCGGTTCTACGTTTCCCAGATGCAATTATTAAAGGAGCACAAGGAAATGTTTACAGTGATTTAAAAAAAGATTTAGAAGAGTTCAATGATTTAGAAGACACTATGATCACAGAATATAATTTCAGATTCCAAAGACATCCTATAAGGCATGAGAATTTTCTTGGTTGGGACCTCACAGACACACCGTCACAATGGTATGTCCAAAGGGCGATGGTCGGGTTCGTGAATGACTTTGTCACATCAAGCGAGCGAATCGAAGCTTTGGTGACATTGGGATATATAGATTTTTTAATTTCTTTAATTTCCGATTTGGATGATGGCTCTCTTAACGACACAATCATGGAACACTATGATAAAGCAGTAAAATCAATCTACACGTTCAAAATTCAAGAACTCATTGTTTTTGAGAAAATCATCTCAGCAAAAAAGAAATTTTTTGACAACTTGGCTGCTGCAACCTCAGAAGAATCCCCTGGTGGAGCAGCGATAACAGAAGAGGAGAAAGAAAGAGCCTATAGAAATTCGTTGCAGACATTCAAAGAAGGTCAAGGGGGAGACATTCCCGAAGGGTCAGGGCCATCCGAAGAAGACGTCGCAAATCGACAAAAGTACTTTAAGCAATGCGCTCTTATGTTGAACATGCCGGAGCTAAGAGATAGCTATCAACAAAAACTTAAGCAAAGATATGCAAGAAAACTTCCATTTGGAGGAAGATTTACAACGCTTTATGCAAAAGATAAAGAGCAAGAGACAATGTTGACGAGTCTAGTTTCTTCTAAAAACGAGCAGCTGCTATTCGAACTAGAGTCGTGGAAGGTTTCAAAGCTTGTGCCAAAAGTAAGGCTATTTAAAGTTTTTCATGATCATGAAAAAGGTGAAAAAGAAGTAGAATTCATCTTCGATAGATCATCTAACATCCGAGACACATTCATGAACCCTAATGTGTTCGATAAAGGAACCGGTGTTGGACTCAAGAATTTTTCATTTGAATTTAACGGGACGACACCAGCGACCGCACGCAATGACATCACGGCAAATTTAACACTTTTCTTTCAATCATTTCAAGATTTTCTTCGGACTCGACAAGGATATAGCGATGAATACAGATATGTTGACCTTGTAATTCAACCAACACCAGACAAGAAAGGTCAATACGCGGGGATTGACATTCAATCGGATAGGCAATATGAGCCTCAATTCTATAGAATTAGAGCCGATGTCGGTTACGTCTTGCCAACAGAAGCCGATGGGTTTAGCAGAGATGAGATTGAAGCTATTAGAGTCTCGAATAAGTCATTTTTCTTGAACATGGTCGACCACGACATTAGCTTTGGAAAAGATGGAACAGTTGAAATTAAAATTTCTTACAGAGCTTATCTTGAATCCTTACTCAAGCATCCAAGACTCGATGCCCTTGCATCTCCAGAGTTAATCGCAAGAAGAATTGAAAACGCAAAAACGTTTTCAGAACAGGTTCAAAAAAGAGAATGCAGCGTAGATCAACTAAAAGAGCTTCAAGCAACTCTAGCTGCGCAGGAAGAAATTATCCTTAAACAATCTCTTTCGTCTATCATAACAAGGCTTAAGAATAGAGGAGTTATTTACAAGGCATTAATTGACAAGAAGGACAAGGAACATTTTTTAAAGAAGGGGTTTTTTCGAAAATGCGAGTTAGAAAGAACATCGCAAGACGACGGTGGCAATGGTGCAGATGTAAAACTAGTTTTAAACTCTGACTTACCAGAGAGCTCAGAAGATTTTGGATTTATCGATTCGGCAAACAGGTCTGTTCAGTTTTTTTATTTTGGAGACCTATTGTACACTATTTTAGATTGCGTTTACGATGCCAATGACAATGTAAGGGCTGGTACTGGTTACGATAGAAATTCTATCATTTTAGGATCATTTGAATTTGAGCCATTTCAAGAAATATCCGGCGGATCAAAAGTTTATAACATCTCGGATCTTCCGATTTCGGTTGACTTCTTTTCAAGATGGTTTGTCGACAATGTCATGAGCCAAAAAAGTACTAGAAAAACGTTTCCTGTTATGAATTTCATCAGAAGCTTGTCAAACTACCTCATTAAGCCTTCGATTATCGAAAATTGCGTTAATAGAAAGTTGGAAACGCGACTTAGATTTCAAACAACGCAAATTACAGCCTTTGAGGCCAATGGTGTGAACCCAATAAGCGTTTGGTACGACTTAAATAATAGAAATGAGGATATTATTGCTTTAGATGTAGAGAATTTACGAACCTATGGTGTACTACCGTTACGTGGAGGACCGGAGAACGATGCAAATAGCAACTTTAAAGACTTTCACACGTTCGTTGTCCTTAGCGCCATTGGCTCAACACTAACTTACGCTGGGAATGGCAACTACGGAGAGGACGTCGAGAGAGGAAGATTCCATGTTCATGTTGGTCAAAACGCAGGACTCGTAAAGACTCTATCTCTGTCCAAGTCTGACATGCAATACATTCGTGAAGCTCGATTTTTTCAAAATGGGATCGATGGACTACTTCAACTGTCTGCTGTCTATGTGGCGAATCTAGAAATGTTTGGAAATACCTTATTCTATCCCGGAATGGAATTCTTTTTCAACCCATTTGGAATTGGCGGAGAAGATTTTAATCCAACTGTTGCTGGATCGGATGCAAATAAATTAGGTATCGGAGGCTATCACACGATCACATCAGTGAAATCGTCTATTACTCCAGGAAAGTTTACGACTTCTATCTCGGCTCAGCAGTACTTTTCAGGAGATGAATCAGGAAATCCGAACATTGTTAAGAAAAAGAATGTAGATCGCGAGGCAAGCTCTATCGACGGTTATACTCCAGAAGATCCAAACAATGAACAGGGTTTTGCAAATTGCAAGAACGTTATTTTGGCTGCTCTGAACTATGACTTCGAGGAAGGCAGCACATCTTCTAGTGTCAATTCAAACAATTCAACTGTGGCATCGGTTGAGGAACCATCTCCTGAAGACATTGTTGATGAAATTATCGGTGCGACAGCAGAACCATCTCCTGAAGACATTGTTGATGAAATTATCGGTGCGAGATCACGACAAACTCCTGATGAAATAAATGCCAACACTTCAACCATAACAGGTGAGATCCTAAATGAATCCCCAGCCATTATTAGAACTTATTCTGGGAAGCTGAGAACAATGATTTCGAGACAAACCACTACATCTTCAACAGGTGGGCAGTTGAATCAACAGTTTACGGAACAAGAAGGTCAGTTTACGGAAATGAGCGATGGCACTGTTTATTTTCAAGGAATTAATGGAAACGGCAGTTTAGACGTCAGACGGGTAGTCAGAGATTATAGTAGGATTATTGAGTAATGACAAAATTTAATGGAAATAATAGCTTAAAAACCAGTAGGTTAGCATTTGAAAGGGCAAAGTATAAACTTGAAGCGTTTGAACAAGACTATCCTCATGTCTACGATATGGGTTTTGCCGAAAGAACTTTTTATGGACGTGTCAATAGACTACTAGAACCCGTTGTAGTTAAAGAAGAATTTCTCAAAGACATTACAGTGTCTGATCAAGATGTTGGATCCCAACGTGCCATGAACTTTGTTGTTGATCAATTCAAGGACATG